TTAAACCCAATCTACGTCAGTGATTACCCAGCCGTAGTCAAATTTTGTGATAGTAATTGATTTGAACAGACTGTTGATCAAGTCCTTCCGAGTCTCACGTTCTAGATAGGCCCAATTATCCTTTAGTTGCGCAACTGTTTCGATTACCTCTTTGATTGTTATCTTAACTGGAGACTCATCGACAGGGAGATCAGAAAGCTGCAGCTGGAGCTCCTCAACCTTCCTCATTTCCTCATCAATCAAGGCTACATAATCCTTATATGGAATGGTTCCATCCCCAAACGCATACTGCCAGTTTTTTCGACGCTGTTCACTTTTCTCAAGCTCTCTCTCGATTTTTCTCTTAACTTCTGAGGTGTCTGATTTTGTCGCGGCTACTTCTTCGAAATTGACTCCTTGGTGTTGCACTATAAAATAATCAAAGAACATGGTTTCAAATTTTAACTCAGATATGCTGCTTTGATTACACCTACCCTTTATTACATTGAAACAGCGATAATAATAATATTTAATGCCCTTGTAGGGCTGCATGATTCCATGATAGGGTGCACCACATTGACCACATCGAATAATGGAAGAAAAGGGATATGAATAAAAGGAACGAGACATTTCTTTCTGGGATCTACGTCGGATGATTTCTTGTGATTTATTGAATGTATCTTGATCAATAATGGGTTCATGGTTCGCATCTCGCACCATACGTTCTGATTCTGGTCTGCCCTTAAGTTTCCAATGATTTTTACCTACATATGTATGGTTTTTTAGAATTTTCTCAATAGAACTCCCATGGAATATTCCACCTCGGCGTCCCAAAAACCCAAGTTTGTTCAAATACTTGGCAATTGTGTAGAATCCCCATTTTTTTGAGATATGAAGACTAAATATCACTCTGACCAGTTCAGCTTCTTCAGGAATGATGATCAGATTTCCTCTTTCGTCCATTTTATAGCCAAATGGGGCCCCAGCATTCCTAAACCCGAGATCAGCGCGTTTAGAAAGACCTTTTTTTATTTCCTCACTGAGGTTTTCGCGAAACATCTGAGCAAAGATTCCAAGCAAGTAAACAAACATCCTCCCCATGGGAGTTGAGGTATCGATATTCTCACTGAGTGAGATTAACTTTACTTCGTACTTATTAACGAGTTCGACCAAATCGTAAAGATCTGATATGTTACGAGTCAACCGGTCCAGCTTATGTACGATCACGGCCTCAAATTTGCCGACCTTGAGGTCGTCGATCAATTCTTTCACGCCTGGACGATTCAGGTCTTTAGCGGAAACCCCCGGGTCAGTATAGACACGGATAAGGTCCCATCCTTGTAGTTTAACGAAATCAATCAACTTGTCATATTGGGCTTGCATTGAGAAGCCCTCTTCAGCTTGCCCAGCTGTAGAGACACGAGTATAAATGCACGCTCTCATTGTGTTTTCACCCCCACATAGCATAATAAAGCCTACGGAGAATCTGCTGATATCGCATATGTGCCAGTTCAATTGGCACACGGAATGTTGTAGAGATAAGTTCAGTTGCTGCGCCTGGTTCTGAAGGGAGGTTTATTTTACGGAGCATAAGGAAAGGCATACTTGCGTAAAGTACGAATTTGTCGGCATCACATTCTTGCCAAGCACGCATGGCTCTAGTTAGACTAAATTGGTTCCCCGCATGTCTTAGAACATGACAGAGCTCGTGCAAGAAGTCTATCCACTTACCGGTCTCATCAAGTGATTTGTCTAAGAATATTGTCAGAATTTGTCCATCGCCAAATGTGCAACTGGTCGGTCCAGGATGAATTATGAGACGGAGTGCCGACGAGACTTCATCCACTGTTAATTGCTCTGGCCGCTGGATGTTTAATCTTTTATAGAGTTCGTCAACGAAGTCCTCTAGATGAGTAGTTCTATAGTTTACCCATTTCATGAGCCACCTCATTACAAAAAAAAACGAATATATGTTCTACTTAATGTTAAAAAGAAAAGCCCGAAGGCTGTATTTTCAATAGGTTGACTTTATATCATCTTTACTTAATTTTCCCATTCCCCTCATTTTTTCTTTGTTTCTCCGCTTCTTGCATCAATAATTGAGCACGGACAAATGCCTTCACTTCTTCTTGTCGTTCTGGCGATAGTTTGTCCCAATCTTTGAAGAAAAGATCTAGTTTCGGGTCATCAAGGGGGGAGGATTTTATTTGAGTTGCTTCTAGTTGAGAACTCTTTCTTTCTTCAGAAATTTCTTTTATCTCTTTACGAGAATCATAAACATTTCCAATAAACTGGTCAAGAATTTGGAATTCACGTATTTCCATGATAGATCGAAGGCTTTTTAAGTCAATATTATCCAAGCCAATCTCACTTAAAATTTTTGCAGAAATTTCGTATGGGTCTTTTAAAAAATTCTCTTTATCTATATCTACACCAAGAGCAGAAAACTCCCGAATCATTATACTTACTAGTTCATCTAAAAACGAGTTAGACATGTGATCGGTAAAGTCAAATTGGAGAGCTTGATGCAATAGTGAAATAGCTTTTTTGTAAGGTGCAATTTTGTAGATATGTTCTTTAATATCGTCAGGTAAATGTTCTAAATACCCTGCATTTACTAATAGCTGAAAATATGGGTTACCTTTTAAGTGTCTTCCCAATATTATTAGTGTTTCAGGTGTGGGCTTTTGTTCCCCTGATTCTATTCTTGAAATAGTCGCAGTTGATATTCCGGAGGATAACGATAACTGCCTCTGACTTTTAAATCCACTCGCTATTCGAAGTTCCGACAGATATTTGCCCAGTTCTTTATTGTTCACATATATACACCCCCGTTAATATTATCATAAAATGTTGCGCAAACGAAATGTTACGCGGTCGCAATCTTTTTATCCAGAAACTATTGCGTGCGCGAATAACTTGGGTTATATTTATATTGCGACCACGCAACATATACGAGAGGTGAGCTATGAAAGAGAAGTTACTAGTACGCCTTAATGTAGAAGCATTAGAAGATGAAATGCAACGTAACAATATTGCGAGTGATACTGAGCTTGCTGCTAAACTTGGTGTATCACTGACTCAAATATGGAGAGCAAAGTTACCACCTGAGGATCCAAGACATAATTATCCTGGAGCCGCATTTATTGCAAAGGTACTTGATGCATTTGGAGGACCATTTGAGAAATTCTTTTTTTTAGAAAAAGCTCTTCGTGGACGAAACAGCAATAATAATTTGTAAACCATCGCTTTATGAGTCGAATTATGCTCAGCAACCTAAAGAAGAGTGGTAGTCATAACAGATGCACTTGAACACGGGCCTTCTAGGTATTGGACTGAAACGCGAATGAAAGGGGGTGACGATATGGCCAACCACGAGAGGAAGAGAGGGAAGTGGGAACTACCGCTTTACAAGTTATCACAAGATTTATTGGTGAAAATAGTGCTCGATGTGCGAAAGAACAAGCCAAAAGATTCTCAGAAGGTTGTTGGGGAAAAGCCCGTCTCCTAGGGCGACGGGCGTAGGGGGAGGTGAGGGATGTGATCTGATACACCAATCATAACGCTTAATCAAACATGGGACCAATCCACATTGGAATAAATTCCAACCTGGACTGAAAGGAGGTGAGAGACGTGATTATCACCTCGAAAGAAGTTAGCGCTGAACTGCGTAAGAAACGTATAGCCGCTGGGTATTCGCAGGAAGACATGGCAGGATATCTGGGCGTTACCCAGGCGACGATCAGCAAGTATGAACGCGGCCGCATACCTGATGCAGCTACATATAAAATGTGGCTTTGGTTCTGCGAGAATCCACCTATAGCAAGGTTCGAAATCAATCTGGACGGGAGGAATAATCAACATGCGTAAGCAGATGACTGAAAGTGAATGGCGGGGTCAGATGTTGGCCTGGAAGAAGAGCCGGACGGTGATTGAAGGCATGGACGTTATAGATAAGCTAATCGCTGAGTCAGAGCATGAAGTGGCGGCTGCTGCAAAGGAAAAGACTCGCCGGTCAGGGCGAGCCTCGTTGAGAACCCGTTTAAAGTTACTCATGCTGTTATTTTACCACAGAACGAATGTTCGTGGGAAGGGGGCGTCCCCGGATGCCTGACTCCATCACATATGACTTCTACGAATGCCAAGAATGCTGCCTTGGTTACGCAGTTGAATCTGAGCAACTCGAGGAACCGGCTTGCCCCAGTTGCTCAGAAACGAATGCTCGATACGTGATCTCCCGTGAGATAAAAATGAGCGAAGGAGCAGCAGTGAGATGAAAAAGGCGACAGGCATGACGAGAAACCTTGATAGTTTGGGTAGGATTGTGATCCCAAAAGAACTTCGAATGAACATGGATCTCGATTTACATGATCCATTGGAGATATTCGTAAACGGTGATGAAATCATTCTTCGGAAGTATATTCCTGGCTGCTTACTCTGCGGCCAGGTAGATAAACACATCACCTCAGTATATCCAGGCAAGAAGATCTGCAAAGCTTGCATTAAGATCATTGCTGAAAAAGCGGCAAAGCTCAACCGAACAGCAACTTGACCATATCTGGTGAGGGTCCGGTACGCCGGTCCTTCAGAGATGCGGCCAAGCCTCATCGAAAAACATTGTCGGGAGTGATTAGTGAATGGCAAAGGGTAAGATGCAAGTTCGTTTTACTGCGGAAGAGAAGCAAATGGTGGAGAAGCTCAACGAGGAAAAGGTTCCGGCAGCTAAGATTGCAGAGCAGCTGAATGAAAAATTCCACAACAACAATTCGATTCGCAAAGCCCAGTCCGTATACTACATGCTCAAAGCCATAAAGAAGTCTACGGAGACTGCTGCCAACTAAATTCTTTTGGAAAAAAAGGAAAGAACCCGCCTGCCAGCGGGCCCTGAAAAAACGAATCTTCCGCCAGTGTACCATGCTGGCGGACTTTACATCAAGGGGGGACGAAGGTGCCACTAAGAGCATCAAAATCGGATCTTTTGAATCGACTTGAAACAACGCTCGATGAGAATGAAGAGTACATCGGAAGTACGGTTTGGAAAGCGTTAGAGGAAGCATTTGAACGTGTTGATGATGAAGCTGATGAGCTCGAGAGAGAGTTTGAAGCGGCACAAGAGCGAATCGAAGAACTTGAATCCGCACTGGAGGCACTGAAATATGCAGGCTCTTAAACTGGTCAGTGTCAAAGACATGCCCAGGGAAGATTGGCTCGAATACCGCAGAAAGGGCATCGGCGGCAGTGACGTAGCTCCGATTTGCGAGCTCTCGAAGTACAAATCACCAATGGCCGTCTACCTGGATAAGATTGGCGAGCTGCCGCCGCTGGAGGATAACGGCAAGATGAAAGCCGGCCGGATGCTCGAACCGCTAATCGCCAAATGGTTCACCGAGGAGACCGGGATCCGCGTCATGCAGCAGCACTCGATTTTCCAGCACAGGGAACACGACTTCATGCTCGCCAACATTGACCGATGGGTTATCGGGAAGAACGAGGGTCTTGAAATCAAGAATACCTCGGAATACAACCGCGACGAATGGGCAGGCGATAAGGTTCCGGTGGAGTACATGCTGCAGTGCAATCATTACATGGCTGTCACTGGTGCTGAACGTTGGTACGTAGCAGTTCTAATCGGCGGCTGGGACTTCCAGTGGCGGATTATCGAGAGGGATGAGGAGTTAATCCGGAACCTCATCGAAATCGAGTACAACTTCTGGCATAACCACGTATTAGCCAAGCAGCCGCCTGCATATGGACACCAGGATACAGGGCTTCTAAAGGATCGGTTTCCTGAGTCTCGACCCGGAGCGAATATGGAGCTTAGCGAGGATCATTCCGAGCTCGTGCGGCTGGTCTTTGACAGCAAAAAAGCACTGAAGCGAGCTGAGGAAACACACGAGACAGCGAAGAACCGCATGAAGGCCGTTATAGGCGACCATGAGACAGCTTGGTTCCAGGGTGAGCCGGTGTTCACTTGGAAGTCCAACAAGAAAGGTATCCGAAGTTTCAAAATTGTTGGAGGTGATGATTAATCATGGCAGCACCTGCTAAAGCAACAGATCAAAAGGAACTCGGCAAGGCTCTGGCCAATAAGGCCGCGGCTGGCAACGGTCAAGGAAAGACCATTGCCCAGCTCTTCGATGAAATGAAGCCTGCAATTGCTCAAGCGATCCCCAAACACCTCACACCAGAGCGATTACTGCGTATCGCGACAACTTCGATTCGAACCAACCCCAAGCTGAAAGTTTGCACTCCTGAGTCCCTTCTTGGCGCCGTAATGCAATGCGCCCAGCTTGGCCTGGAGCCCTCCATTTTAGGTCATGCCTACCTGGTACCCTACCGTAACAAGAAGAAGGACGGGAACAAGGAATACTGGGTCGACGAGGCACAATTCCAGATCGGCTACAAGGGACTGATCGAGCTGGCTCGCCGGACAGGTCATATCTCCAGCATCATGTCTCAAGCGGTTCACGAGAAAGATCTTTTCGAGTACGAATACGGAATCGATGAGAAGCTGCGACACGTTCCGGCCGATGGCGACCGCGGACCCGTAACCAAGTATTACGCTTACGCCAAATTCAAGGATGGCGGGTACTCTTTCATGGTGATGAGCAAGCGAGACATTGAGCTGCACCGTGATAAATTCTCCAAAGCGAAAACATACGGCCCCTGGGTGGATCATTTTGATGAGATGGCAAAGAAGACGGTGCTCAAAGCCCTGATGAAGTACATGCCGATCTCGGTAGAGTTTCAGAAGGCTGTATCCATGGATGAGACGACCAAACGGGAGGTTTCCGATGACATGTCTGAGGTCATCGATGTGACCGACTGGAGCGAAGCTCAGGCAGAAGAAGCTGGGGAAGATCGTGACCCCGACACCGGCTTTCCTTCCAACCGTCCACCGGAAGAAGAGGTTGCGTTTGAATGATGGAAATGCAACATACTCCGCTGACGAAATCGATGATCAATCAGGACCTATGGACTCTGATGGAATCGGAGCCGGATCGGTTTAAGCAGGAGGTTAAATCATACTTCGCCCGTACATACCCTGGTTTTGTTGTCGTTCGGGCAAAGTACCCTCTGATCTATTTACGAGATGAGCGCGTGAATAACGTTTAGGAGGTGCGCCGGATGGCGAATCCACAGACAGAAAACGGATATATCCGCATAGCAAACGAGATCTGGGACGAAGTCATTCGGCGTGACTTCTCCAAACGGCAGAAAGACATTATGCATTTCATATGGCGGCTCTCATACGGCTGCCGAAAGAAAGCAGCATTTATCCCTAAACTTGTCCATTTTGAGCTTTGTGGCGTTGGTAAGAATCACGTCAAGCAAGAGCTTCTTTATCTCGAGTCCTGCAAGGTGCTGTTTTGGGACCGGGATGCTAAATTGTTCGAGGTCAACAAGAACTACGATGAGTGGCAAGTCTCCCCGGTGAAAGGGTGGGATGAGTTCCGATTCGAAGAACTCATCGCTCTGAACCTGAAAGAAAGTTCCCAAAACGGGAACGAAAAAGTTCCTGAAACAGGAACAAAAAAGTTCCCGAAACAGGAACTTTCCGAAGATGACGAAAACGAAAAGTTCCCAAAAGAGGAACTTCCGAGTTCCCAAAACAGGAACTGCGACCCCCGACGAGCCCAGTCGTGGCGCGGGATCTCAGCTCCGTAAAGACATTATTAAAGACAGTAATAAAGACAGTAGTACTACTAAGGTAATACAGATGAATCAAGTTACAGGACATGGCCGCCACCAGGACTTCTCTTTTGGCCGAATCTACTCCATTTACGAAAAGCACTTCGCAGTGGATGGCAAGGTCAGCGAGTTCGAGGTCCAGGACCTTGGATTCCTGTTTGATGACTATGGGGGCGAGTGGGTGTACGAGGCGATGCGGGAGGCAGCGAGATATAAAGTCTTCACGCTTGCTTATCTTACCAAGGTCTTAAAGGGATTCAGGGCCCGGGGCGGCACGCAGAAAGAGGAGCCGCTGCAGGTTGTCGGAGGCCAGCCCATTTACCAGGTGGCAGAAGATGATCCCATAACTCAGCAATTACGTGAGGTGTATCAGGCGTATGCTGCAAACGGAAGCTCTTGAAATGGTCATCCTTGGGTCGGTCTTTGAGGATCCGAGTCTCGCACGGGAAGTTATGGCCACGGTGACGATAGACATGTTCCGGCAGCCCTGGAACCGCAATTTGTACCGGATGATGGCCTGGCTGGAGAAGAACAACCACCCGGTGAATTACACGAATATCTCCACCTACTTCGCTAAGGACATGGGCAAGATCGGCGGGGTTGAGTATCTGCTCAAGGTCATCGGGTCGGTAGTTTCCGTCAGCGAGATACGTGAAAACATGAAGCTGCTGGCCGAGCTCGATGCCCGCCGGAAGCTTTCTCAGTTGATCGAGCAAACCAGGGCACTCATTGACGATCCGGCCGCCGGCAGGTTCGACGAGATTCTGGATACCTTTGAGCAGAAGGCGCTGGAGATTCGTCCCAAGGTGTGCCAGGAAAACAAATCAGGGGACCGGATTCGGACGTGGTTTGAGAACCTGTTGCTCCGTAAGCAGAACCCGAGCCTGGCGTTCGGAGTTCTCACCGGCTGGGATCCGCTTGACCGTATGACCCTCGGATTTCAGCGGAGCAACTTGATTGTCATCGGTGCGAGAACGAGCATGGGGAAGTCGGCTTTTGCGAACGAGATTAAGGTTCGAGCATCTTCGCTGGGAAACAAGGTGGCCGACTTCAGCCTCGAGATGACGATCGAGCAGATCTACAACCGGATGGCTTCAACGATGTGCGGAATACCTCTGCAGGCTATACGGATCGGAAATCTGACAGACTTCCAGATCGGCCTGATCGCAGACAAGCTGGACGAGTTCGCTAAGATTCCAATCGACGACTCCAGGGGCGTGACAACGGAATACATCACCTCGGAGATGCGGCGGATGAAGCGGCAAGAAGGGCTTGACCTTGTGGTTGTCGATTACCTGCAGGAGATTAGCGAGACAGCCGAGCAGAATGACAACGGCGGCTCTGCACTTCATCGAGTATGCCAGAAGCTGCGCGCGGCAGCCAAAGATTGCGATTGTGCAGTCATCGGTCTTTCCCAGGTAAAGCAGGACGTGGATAGTCGGGCCAACAAGCGGCCAATGGTTTCGGATCTTTCAGGCAGTGCGGCGATCGCGGCTGTCGCGGATGACATTCTGCTCCTGTACCGGGATGAGTACTACAATCCGGAAACGTCGGACCAAGGCATTCTGGAGGTCAACGTGGCCAAGCAGCGGAACGGCCCAACGGGTATCGTGAAATTGAAATACGATAAGGACACTCAAAAAATCACAGTGTGAGGTGAGCGGCCATGAATCGCTGGCACGTTTACGAGTGGTTGAAGCAGACATACATGGCGACTGGAACGGTCCCCACGATGGGGCAGGCTCAGCAGCGGTTTTCGAGCATTGTGGAACCGGAGGAGCTGACGGAAGGAATTGATGAATTCCTCACGGCCATCCGGGAGCATCGCACGGAGGAGGCAGGTTTATGCGAAATGTAGACGATCCTCTGTTTCAGACAATTCACCGGTTTGTGATTTACGACGGCAAGGAGCAGCTCGGGGCAGTTTACGTCTTAGCGGAACGATTTATCAGTGCCCCGAAGAAAGCGCGCCGCGGCCTGCGTTGCATGAAGGTGGTGGGATACTGATGGATCCTATAGCAAGAGCAATCATCAAGCGTGTAATTGATGATCTGGAGACGAAGGCAAGGGAGCTGCAGGTGCCTAACATTCCGGGAGCAGGGTCAGAGTACGTGGATGGATTTAAGACTGGAAAGGCTGTTGGCTTATTCCAAGCGAGCATGGAGCTTGAGAAGGTGCTGGAGGATGCCTAGGTACGTTGGGATAGATCCCAGCACCAAGACCGGGTTTGTTGTTCTGGATGAGGATGGCGAGGTCTGGGAAGCCCGAGAGCTTGAAGGGTTAGGCGAAAATCCGGAAAGGATGCATTACCTGATTTGCCAGGTAGGCGAGCTGATTCAGCCAGGGGACAGGGTAGCGATAGAGGGTTTCGGGTTTGCCAGTCAACGCGGCTTTGAGCTGGGCGGCATTGGCTGGGGAATCCGGCTGAACCTTTATGCGAGGGATATCAGATACACCGAGATAGCTCCATCGCAGTTGAAGAAATTCACCGGCGCCGGCGGAACTGCCGCGAAAGAGGTAGTTGCTGTGGAGACTTACAAACGATGGGGATTCCAGCATAAAAGCAATAACGTTACCGACGCCTTTGTGCTCGCTCAGATCGTTCGGGCTATGCATGAGCCAGTCAAACTTATCAAGGTCCAGCAGGAAGTCATACAAAAACTGAGAGGATGATTGAGGATGGTCGCTGCTAAGGGGAAAGCGAATATCGGCGGTATTACGGTAGGTTCTAAGAACGTGAAGATCGTTCTTGAGGTCAGCAAACGTGATTTTTTCAAGAACGCGAAATTCTTCGAGAGCGATCCTGAAGAGGTCGACTTTGTTCTCGGTGACATGCAGATGAGCATCTCAGATTACCTCGAATCAACTATTCCACCAAAAGTACTGTGGGCGCCGGAGGGCAATTCAGATGTGAAGCAGTCGGTCGAAGATGAAAACCAGGCAGTACTCTTTGATCAGCAAAAGGAGCAACAGCAGGGCTCTCAGGAAGACCAAGCGACGCCCAATTCTGATCTTGAAGTGAGTTTTGAAGAGGGAAATGTTCCGTCCGCGGACGGACAATCTGCTGAAGGCGATGGTCGGGCGGAGGGCCAAGGAGAAATTGAGGGCGTAAGTGAATCTGGCCCAGAGCCCAGCAAGGAGGAAGTCGAAGAGCACATTCTGAAAGAGCAGCCGCGCTTTGATGATGTCGAGTTTGACCCGGCACTCTATATCGAAAAGGTTGAGACGCAAAGCAGCTGGATGGATATTGCCTCGAAGTATGGGCTTAGCTCTAACCAACTTCAAAAGGCGTGGGCCAAGTATAAAAATCGAGTGTCAGAGAAATTGAAGCAGAAAGGAGCCGCTTAAGAGAAGAAAAGGAACTCTCAAACAACGACAGGCGAAAGAGCTGAAGGAAGGGCTCAAGTGATTATCTCGCAGGGCCTCGTGCTGCAGTTGGTTAAGGTATCGGAGCTCCAGGATATGGCTGAGACAATCGAACGGCAGTCGGAGCAGATAGCTTTGCTCTTACGTGAACTTGAGCAGTTAGCAGTTAAATAAAAAAACCAGGCAGAGTTCTGCCTGATTTAACTTAGTCACCGACTATCTTGAGCTTATATAGCCGGAAGCTCTTACGCCGTCTCTTGCGACAATTTCGTACTTATAAGTTCCCCATGGAAGGCTAGTATTACTAAATACCTTATATGTAGAAGAAGAATAAGGAGCAACGCCAATAAGGTCTCTTTCGATAAATACATCACCGGCAGGAGTTACTTGATAAAGTTTAAAATTAACAGTTGCTGTTGTTGAAGTACTGTTGCTAGCGGAACCCTCCAACTGAATTATTCCTTGTAAATCCTTTGGACCGATCGTTTTAGAGTATTGGGCGAAAGCGGATGTAGAAAAGCTAAGTGCGGCAGCAACTACGGTCAACAGCATTAATCCTTTTTTCTTCATTCTCTCAACCTCCTAATTTTTGGTACTTTCTAATAATACAAAATAGAGTCAAAAAAGTAAATATATTACATGTAAACTTATGGTAAATAGTTGACGGAGGGAAATCAATGAATATAGTCTCATATCAAAAACACACAACTGGCAATTACATTGTCAAATACGATAGCCAATCCATCATGGTTCTGCAGGCTGCTTTTCGGAGCATCACCGGCGTAAGCAAGGAATCCTCCAGCGGCTGCGCTGAGGTCAATAAGTGCGAGCTCTCGCTGCTCGGATTCATCGTTAGATAAAAAAGGCCCCGTCGATCTTGGGAGGATCGACGGGGCTAGGATCTGAGTAATAACGCACAACCACAGTATACCATACGGTGAGGGGTGCGGGGATGTCGATATTGTTTAAGATGGAGGAATTGTTTCCCAAGGCGTCTAAAGCTGATATTGTACGCACAAAAGCTTACCTCAGCCAATATAAAGAGAAAAAACGCCGGGTCGTAATGTTTGAACAAAATCCACCTCAAACAGATGAATTAAAGGAGGTCCATTCTAATCTCATTAAGTTCACCAGTCTGCTGGAAAGAGCAGTTGCCCAAATCATCCACGATGATGTCCGCAAGGTAGTCGAGTACCGTTTTCTAAAAGGAAACTCCCGAGCTGCCACAATCCTGCGGTTTGAGTCATGGGAGTGCTGCGATAAAACCATCGACCGCAAAATCAATGAAGGGATCGAGTCCGTAGCAAATACGTTACTTTATCTGGAGTGAAGAAATTGTCCAATTCCTGTCGATGTACTGACCAGAAGATGTCTGCGAATTAAGGGTACAGTAGAACCACGGAGCCGAGATGGCTCGGGTGATGTCTACTGTACCCTTATCATTGTAGGCACTCGGTCATGCTGTGGGATCCTACGATCCTTAGACGCCGGTCGTCAAGGGTGTGATATGAGGGGGGGTGAAATGCCCCGGTTATGCTTTTTTCTTTAAGCTGTCACGAGAGAAACATGCTTAATAACCCCGTTTACGTAAGCTACATCAAAAGGTTGTGCCAGTATAATAGTTTCACCATTATGTTGTCTAATGCTAATATTGATTTTACTTCCAATTGGTTCCGGGAATAATGATTCAAATTCATTTTCAATCATTCGTGTTAACGACTCTTTAAATTCAGGGGTTTTCGATATTTCCTCAAAAGCCAATTTCACTCGTGCACTATTCACGCCAAATTTCTCGCTGTCTGCTATTACATCATCCAATTTTGTTCTAAGAGGTATTCTTATATCGGGGCCATCAGTTGAGATGACTAAAGTACCTCGTAATTTAGGATTGAGATGCTTCATAACAATTGTATGTTCCCCTACAATTTCTTGGCCCTTTTTTAATAAACCGAGTTTACATTCAAAAATATTAGAGTCAAAAAAGAATTCTTGTACTTTTGGCTTTTCATTATTTACTGGCCGATAAGATAATGTGATGATTATTTCATCTCCGTTTCTTTCCACCTTCTCCTGAAATCCAAAAGGTTGATGATTAATCATACTAGTCATACATTGAAGCCAATTATGGTAAATCTCAGGTGGGACTACTTGTTGTACCATGTTAGATGTATCATTCATGGATATGTTTTCTACACTACCAGCATTAATATGTTCTTGTAGTTTTTGATAATCTTCTTTAGACATATCTGAATCCAAATTAAAAGGAATTGGTACACCTTTAACCGGAATGCTAAATCCAAATTTTAGTCCATTTTCCTTGTGTCTTTGAAAGTCTTCATATGAATGTCGTTGTATCCATGAGATCACGTTACTATCAAGGCTTTGAGATTTTGAAACAATAAAAGTATTTAATACTGTATTTTCAAGTATTGCATTACAAGCTTCAAATTCAGTTGGCATTTGTGTACACTCCTTTAGTTAATATAATTAATTTTTCAAAGTAATTAAACTCCCAAGAATAAATGGGTCACATCACTCCATTTATGTGTTTGTGAGTCACACCACATCGTAGCAAGCCTTTCACCAACACGAATAAACACTTCAAAATTACCAGGATCCCCATAATTACTTTGAATGAAGGTTACTGCATCGATACTACCGAGATTTTTTGCAAGGATGGTTGGATTTTCGCTCCACGGAAAACTAGGATCATCGTTATTGCGCCAATAATGGGCAAGCCCACCTGAGGCTAGGGGAGTAATGAGTTCAAAATTTCCCTGTTTACCGAAACGACTTTGGATAACTACGGGATTACCTGTGACGCCTTCGAATAAGAAAGTAGGATCACTCCAAACATGCGTTTGAGCGTCACACCACATTGTTGCCAATTTATCACCGACACGAAAAAATACTTCAAAATTACCAGGGTTCCCGAAATTACTCTGAATGAATGCTAATGCATCGACTCGACCAATTTCAGTTGCAATAATGGTTGGATTTTTGCTCCATGGAAAATTAGGTTCATCGTTATTACGCCAATAATGGGCAAGCCCACCTGAGGCTAGGGGAGTAATGAGTTCAAAATTACCCTGTTTACCGAAACGACTTTGGATAACTACGGGATTACCAGTGACGCCTTCGAATAAGAATGTTGGATCGCTCCAAACATGGGTTTGTGAGTCACGCCACATTGTAGCCAACCTATCACCGACACGAACAAACAATTCAAAATTGCCAGGAGTTCCGAAATTACTCTGAATAAATGTTAAGGCATCAATGCGACCAAGATCGGTTGCAAAAATGGTAGGTTTACTCCACGGCATATTATTTGGATCATCGTTGTTACGCCAATAGTGAGCTAGTCCACCTGAAAGCCGGCAGGTAATGAGTTCAAAATTTCCTTGGTTGCCGAAACGACTTTGAATAACTACAGGATTTCCCGTAGATTGAATAATCTTACCTGGGTAAAAAATGGATGCGTAAAGCTTATCTGTGTCTGATAGATCATTATTCCCAAGCACCTCATAATCACCAATTGTAAAGTCGTTAGGGATTCTATAGATCATTATTGATTTTGGATCAAAGTCGGAGAAGTTGGTTTGTGTTTTTTTGTATTTTTTAAAAATATTATGATCAACGCTTTCTTTATCCCAATTGTTTGGTGGTCCCATATAAAATTTATATACTTGTTCTTTATCCCATGGTATTTCAATATCTGGATGGAGGTGTTCATGAACAAACCCTAATGCGTGACCAAATTCATGAAGAACAGTGCGGGAAAATTCTTTATCATCAGTTGTATCGTTAAACCAGCCAAAATTCATAGTGGCTTTGGAGGGGTCAATTTCTGCACAACGAGTGCCTAAAGCTGACCAAGACCCCTTACCTTGTTGAAAGGAAATTCTTATCTGGCAATCTAATGCATTTGGATCATCAATAAAATCAAAATTTATATTCGCATATAGTTCCCATTTTTCGGCAAATTCTTTGACTTTTTGTTTAACGAAATCTGTTCCTTCTAAAAATTTTACCCGGAGTGTTTTTCCGGGGTCCCACCTCGAAGGCGTTGTAACTAATGAATATTCCCCAGGTGCATTCGCGGTTTGTAATTCTGTACAGATTTTAATATCTTTCAATATAACTCACTCCTTATCCATTATTATTTGTTCATTATTATTATTGTTTTCTTGGGTTTTAACTTGATTACTATTCGATTGGCATATAGAAGCTAATACATAAAAAAGCGGTGGTAATTTTTGGGGTGAAAAAGGTGGAGGGAAATGCATTAGAAATGAGTAAAAAGCCAAAGAGACCGTGTTGCTACCCTTTGTGTCCTAAGTTGACTGAAGGGCGGTATTGTCAAATTCATCACAAACAAATAACGAGGAATTACGATAAGTATGCAAGAGATCCTGAGTTCGTCTCATTTTACAAGTCATCGGCCTGGATCTCTACAAGGAGAACTGCCCTTATTCGAGATGATTACTTGTGTCAGCGATGCCTGCACTTAGGAATTATTACGCCAGCCCAAATGGTTCATCATGTCAAGGAAGTACATAAATCTTGGGAAATGCGGCTTCATCTAGACAATCTGATTAGCTTGTGCGATGCGTGTCATAACAAAATACACGGTGAGGGCTACTAAAAAATATTGGCATTTGGAATAACGTTGTTCACTGGGGGAAAACTCCATCAAGGGATGTTCAAATACTAAAATTAAAAAGGAGTGTTAAGATTGGAGTCAGTACGTTTGGAAATGGATGCAAGAGGCGCTAGTGGTGATAATTTAGAATTCTTTTTTGTTACAGGTTCAACGGCTCCACCAATTGTAACACTTGCAGATAATAATGGCTTTCCTTTCGTTAGAGATATCTACGCAAGAGGAAGCAATCATGACGGTAAAGACGGGGTACATGTTACCGTAAGATTTGAAAGTCGTGCAAGCGGAAACGGCCTTGGTATCAACCTCTCACAACCTGGAATGCAGGGCGATATTACCGCAATACCTTTAGCATAATTTTTAGGTGTCGATATATTAAGTCAAGGCCACTTCTAAAGAGTGGCTTTTTTCAATTTATGAAAATTGATTACAATCTTATTTCAAATACAGCCGATTCGATTTTGAGACTCGGTGTCTTTAGAAAACCACAAGGGCATCGATAGACGGAAAGACTCCCCCTACCTTCAAAGTTGTCTAATAGCCCCTTCCGGACCGACGGGACCTCGCATGCGAAAAAAATTCCCTTTTTGAGCACAAGGGGGGAAAACAGTTAATCGTAAGAACGACGCATCGCTAATACCCAAATTGTAGGGAAAGGAGGAATGGCTGGAAGAAAGGCAATGCCCGTTAATTTACTTCTGATCAAAGGGAAGAAGCACCTGACCAAGGAAGAGATCGAGCTGCGGCAGGAGAGGGAGAAGAAGCTGCAGCCGAGTACAAACCGTACCAATCCGCCGGCCTGGTTATGTGACACAGCCAAAAAGGAGTTCCGCCGGATCGCAAAGGAACTCAAAGAGATTGATCTGCTTACGGATGTGGACATCAATGCTCTAGCTTTGGATTGCGATGCCTATGCAGATTACATTGAGATCTCCAAGATCATTAAGAACGATGGATTCATGGTTGAGCATACAAACAAATCAGGAGTGACTAACGAAGTGGCACATCCTCTTCTGGCCCAAAAGAAGCAGATGCATGAGCAGATGCGATCCCTGGCTGTCGAGTTTGGGCTTACGCCGGCCTCGAGGGCTAAGATCGCCATGCCTCCGCGTGGACAGCCAGAGGAGGAAGACGAGTTTACGAGGACGTTCGGTGATGTATATCGCTGAAGCAGTTTCTTATCGATTACAGCCAGGATGTAATCAATGGCATAGTGATTGCATGCCAGAAGCACAAGTGGCCGTGCATGCGTTTGCTCCGGGATATTGAGCGAGAGGGCACGGAGGAGTTTCCCTTTATCTTTGATGAAGAGCGCGCAATGCGCTTCTTTTTATGGATGAATCTCTTCCGCCACACGAAAGGCGTATTGAAGGGGCAGCGTATTGCGCCTCATGAAATCCAGTAATTCATATTTGGCAACATCTACGGCTGGATCCACATGGACACCGGGTACCGGCGGTTCAATAAGGCATACTGGCAGGTAGCCCGCCAGAATGCCAAGTCTCAGAGCAACTCATGTGTTGCCTCTTATGAGGCTTCAGCATTCGGGGAGTCGATGGCCGAAGTCTATTGCGCTGCAACGAAGCGGGAGCAGGCCAAGATCGTCTGGAGCGAAGCGGACTACATGATCCAGCAGTGCCCCGAGTTGAAAGGCAAGTTCAAAACCACCTATGGTATCATCCGGCACCTAAAGAGCAACTCCATTATTAAGCCGCTGAGCCAGGAGGACAAGAAGAAAGGCGACGGCCTTAACCCGCAATGTGGAATCATCGACGAATACCACGCTCATGAGACCGATGAAATGGTGAACGTCATCGACTCCGGTATGATTGCCCGGGCGCAGCCCTTGATCTTTATCATCACCACAGCCGGCACGAACCTCAATAGTCCATGTTACCGGACGGAATACCAGTTCGTTTCCCGGCTGCTTAATCCGGATGACCCGACCGAGGTCGAATCCTATTTCGCAATGGTGAACGAGCTCGATAAGGATGATGACGGGAACCTGATCGACGACATCAAGGATGAGTCTGTTTGGGTGAAGGCCAATCCCATCGCGTGTTCCTATCCTGAAGGCATTCAGAAGATGCGGTCGCGGCTGAAAGAAGCGCTTGAGAAGCCTGAGATGATGGAAGACTTCATGACGAAAAACATGAACGTCTGGATGAGTCATCCGAAGAAGCAGTACATGAACATGGAGAAATGGGCTGCCTGCGGTATTGTTAGGCGAAGGAAAACGGAGCCCGAGCTGAAGCTGCCTGACATCAGAGGCCTAACCTGTTACGCAGGCGTAGATATGTCCATGAAAATCGACCTATCGTCGGTGGGATTCGTGGTTCCCTTGGCAACGGGGAGCTTTTACGTTGGCCAACATTCCTTTATCCCGGAGGAGACACTCGAGCAAAAGAAAAAGACAGACCGGGTCCCGTATGATCTCTGGATCCGTAAAGGCTGGCTTACCGTGATCCCGGGTGCTGTGGTCGACCAATCGGTGATCGAGAACTATTTGCTGGAGGAAGAAGAACGCCGGGGCTGGGTGATGAGAGAGATTTGCTACGACCGTTATGCGGCGACTCAGTTTGCCCAGAATATGGCGGCGCGTGGGTATGAGATCGTCGAGATCAGGCAAGGAGTACAGACGCTATCGGAACCGATTAAGGACTTCAGAGAGCTTGTGCTGCAGAAACGCATCATTCATGAGGACGATCCCGTGCTTACCTGGGCACTCGGAAATGCCGTGACCAAGTCGGATGACAAGGAGAATCTGCTGCTGGACAAAGCGAAATCAACAAACCGGATTGACCCCATAGCAGCCGTAATCAATGGCTTTGTGCGAGCGAGGGTAGCTCCTCCGGAAAGTGGGGACGTGGAAGTCTGGACGTTCTGAGCCTGCACATCCATTTCTGAGAGAAAGGAGGGGAACGATGGGCATCGTACAACGGATCGTATCATGGTTCGGCCTAGGTGCAAAGCTGGAGACCAGAGCGAATCGAAATCTAGGTGGGTTTCAAAAATGGTTTGAGCCGTACAACATGTTCGCTCGGTCGGGCCAGTTGGATGCATCGAACGAAACGATCTTTTCGGCCGTCTCACGTCTATCTAACTCTATGGCCAGCCTCCCGCTGAAGGTATACCGCGGCTATAAGCAGGTTACCGGATCGCCGATTGCGCAGCTGCTCGAATATGGACCGAATCCCAACATGACCAGCTTTGATTTTATTCGGACGCTGGAAGCATTCCGGGATACCAGCGGCAACGGATATGCCTTAATCGAGAGGAACGTCAGGTATCAAGTCCAAGCGTTATGGCTGCTCAATCCCAAGAAGGTCAAACCGGTTCAAGAGAGCAGCACGAAAGAGCTCTGGTACGAAGTTCAAGGAGATGACGGGACTTACTATATCCATAACCTGGACATCATTCACGTCAAGCACTTCCATACCGTGGGATATGAAGGAATATCTCCGCTGGATGTACTTCGCAACACGATCAACTATGACACGCAGGTTAAACAATTCAGCCTCAGTCAAATGGAGAGCGGGATCAAAGCTTCGTTCATCCTGAAGCTTAACGGTTCCTTGAGCGATGAGAAGAAGAAGGCGATGCTCCAGAACTTCGCAGACTTTTACTCCAAAAACGGCAGCGGCGTCATTGTCATTGATTCCGGCCAGGACCTAAAGGAGCTGAAGCAGGACATCATTGACCTGAAAGTATTTGAAGTGGAGCGAATCACGCGCTCTAGGGTGGCCGCGGTCTACAACATGCCGCCGCATATGCTCGGGGACTTCTCGCAAACCTCCTTTTCCAGCATGGAGCAGCATGCCCTGGAGTACGTCCAGAACACACTGCTCCCGATTGTACGGATGTACGAACAGGAATTCAGCCGTAAGTTGCTTACCTCAAAGGAGCGGGCCGCGGGGACGGTAATCAAATTCAATATGAATGGACTGCTCCGTGGCGACATTAAGACGCGCGGAGATTTTTATTTTAAAGGGGTCCGTTCCGGGTGGTTTACACCCAATGAAGTCCGCGCTTATGAGGAATTGCCGCCCGAAAAGGGCGGGGACAAGCTGTATATGAGCAGGGATTTGGCCCCGATTGACAGTCCAGACCGGTTCATCGCACCTGGAAAGGAGGTGAATGAGCAAGATGAATCAGAAGCCGACACTGACGTCGGATCCGAACCAGAATGAAGTCCGCACACTGCGGCTCACCAAACTGGAGACAAGGGCACTAGGAGACGAGGCCAGCACAGGCACAAAGATCACAGGCTATGCGGCCGTCTATGAAGAGTTCACCGAGCTGAGGGATTGGTGGGGAGATCGCTTCTATGAGCGGATCGCCAAAGGGGCTTTTGATGATACGCTAGCTGACGGACACGACATTTTCGCCTTGAAAAACCATGATTGGAACCTCATTTTGGGCCGTTCTGGAGCCAATTTGACCCTCGAAAGCCATGAAAATGGGCTGTATTTTGAGCTTTTACCGAACAATTCGAGCCTTGGACAGGACATGAAGGAAGATGTGCGGAGCGGCCTAATCAAGGGCTGCAGCTTCGGGTTTCGAATTGTTGATCAGGAGTGGGAGCAGCGGGATGACGACTGGTTTCGGACCATCAAGAAGGTGGAACTTCAGGAGATCACCCTGACACCTATTCCGGCCTACTCATCCACTACCGCGGAAGTACGGAGCTTGAATCTTCAAAGCCGGCATGGAACTGCCTTGGAGGTACCAGATTCACAACGCTTTTCGGTGCCAAAAGGCTTATCAGAGGAGCAAATTCGGGCCTTAAAACGCAAAAATGAGGCTCTTTTGCTTGATATTGAGACCACTTTAAGGTATGGGAGGGCATAACATGCCAGGAGAAACAACGATTTTTCAACTCAAGGAAACCTTGAACGATATGGGAACAGAGCTTCGTTCCATTACCAATAAAATTGATGAAGCCCTGACGAACCCGGCGGCTCGGGTGGAAGAGATTGAGCAGATGGAGGTACGGCAGAAGGAGCTCAAGAAACGCTTTGATGCCATTAAAGCACGCATCGAAGAACGGGAGCAGGAAAGTCAGCGAAACCTGGAACAGCAGAAGCGTGCGAACCCGGTTTTACATGCGGATACCGACGAAAAGCGCATGATTGCAGCCAAAGCTGAGCTCATTCGGGCAGAAATTCTACGAGGGCTGGTATCCGATGAGTCACGTAACCTTTTGGGAGCGATCAAGCAGCCTACGGCAACCGGCGGAGAAAAGTTCCTGCCGACGAACATGAGCAACCAACTGATCACGGAACCCCTAGCTAAAAATCCTCTGCGCAGCATGAGCCCTACTACAAAAATCAAGGGTTTGGAAGTCCCCAAAATCGCATATGAGCTGGATGACGACGGCTTTATTGGCGATGAGGAAACGGCGAAGGAGATCGAACTGACCGGTGACAAGGTCGCGTTCGGACGTCACAAGTACAAGGTCAAGGCGCGGATTTCAGACACCGTACTTCATGGATCCGACGTGGAACTCACAACCTACGTAGAAAACGCACTGCGGTCCGGCCTTGCTGCGAAGGAAAAGAAAGTGGCACTGGCTACCACCCCGAAGGCGGGGGAGGAGCATATGAGCTTCTACTCTACGCAAAATGCGATCAAGCAAGTACCAGGCGCAGATAAGTATAAGGCTATTAAGGCAGCGATTGCGGATCTCCATGAGGATTATAGGGAGAATGCTAAGGTACTCATGAAGTACTCTGATTATCTGGACATTGTGGAGACGCTGGCTAATGGTAACGCAACGTTGTATAGTGCACCACCAGAGCAAGTTCTTGGGAAGCCGGTTGAGTTTAGTGATGATGCCACGATGCCGATTGTTGGTGACTTCTCCTATGCTCAGCTGAACTATGACGGAGATCCCGTTTACGACACAGACAAAAATGTGGACAAAGGCGAGTATCTCTTTGTTTTGACCGGCTGGCTGGACCACCAAATCCTGCTGAAGTCCGCCTTCCGTATTGCCAAAGTGGTTGCAACGCCGTAGGGAAGGATGATGCTCTGTGCTCAGCCTGGACCTTGATGAATTGAAAACGTACCTGAGGGTAGATGGGAACGAGAACGATGGATTTCTCGCTCTTTTGGTTCACTCGGCCAAGGAATATCTGAAGGATGCAGGCGTTCCCGAGTCATCAAGTGCAAGGTACAAACTCGCCGTCATGATCCAGGTGGCCTTGAACTATGACCGGGACGGCAATGCAGCTTTGGAAAAATCGCTCGAAAGCTTAATAACTCAATTGAGGGTAGGTGAGCCGAAGCATGGCGGGATCAAGCCAGAAAACCTCCTCGAAGGCATCTGTGGAGATGGTATATAGGGTCCTGGTGGAGTTTATCGACCGTGATCAGCGGTATTATTCGGTCGGTGATGAGTACAGAACAAAGGATCAGGACCGGGCAGGGTATCTCATTGAGCTTGGATTCCTGGAAGCCCCTGTTGCTGCTCCCAATCCGCAGGCACAGCCAGAGGAGCAGAGCGGAACAACGGTGAGCGATGAATCCGGCCAAGTATAACCGGCGAATCCGTATCCTGCAGCCGGTCAGAGGGGAAGACAACGAAGGGATACCGGTAATCACCTGGATTCCAACAATAAGTTTGTGGGCAGCGGTGAAGCCTCTCAGAGGTCGGGAGTACTTCCAGGCTGCGGCCATCAACCAGGAGAACACCCTAAGGGTGGAAATCCGTTACCGTACAGGCCTGACGAGTGAGATGCGGGTGCAATATGCCGGCAAACTCTATAACATCAATGCCATACTCGATCCGGATGAGGCCCACAGAGAGCTTCACCTGATGTGCTTGGAGGTGCAGGAACATGGCGGAGATGAAGCTGGAGGGAATGGATGAGCTGATGAAACGGCTGCAGGAGATGGGCCGGAAGGGTGCAGCCATCGAAAGAGCAGCACTGCAGGCCGGCGGCGAAGTCATCCGGAGTGCTGCAAGCGAGCGGGCTCCGCGGAGTAACGATGCTCCCCATTTGGCGGATAACATCACGATCAGCAAGATCAAGACCAGTCAGGGCATGAAATATGTGCTGGTCGGTCCCAAAAAGGGGATAACTCTGAGTTTTTCTACGGCAAATTCCTCGAGTGGGGCACAAGTAAGATGGCTGCACGTCCGTTTTTGGGCCGGGTTGCGGCAGAGAAGCAGGGGGAAGTGATCGAAAAGATGAAGCAGGCGATCAAGGATGGGCTGGGCTTATGATCAACGTCAAACCGGAAGTATTGGAAGCTCTTCGAGAGGACGAGGAGCTTCTTTTGTTACTCGGGGGCCCCCGGGTATACCAGATGGTTGCACCGGAGCCGGGCAAGTTTCCACGGATCACGTTTTTTGAGATCAGCAACGTAGATGATGGTTATGCAGATGATTCCGTCATCTCCAGCCAAATTGTCATTCAAGTTGATGTATGGAATAAAACCAATACGTCAGCCATAGCGGATCGGGTAGATGCGGTCATGAAGAATATTGGGTTCTCTCGCTCGGGTTCCGCTGACCTGTATGAGAATGACACAGGAATCTTTCACAAAGCAATGAGATATACAACACGAAGGGAGGAGGTTTAATCCATGGCTGGAGTACGCATAGGTCTAAGAGACCTGCATTATGCCAAACTGCTCAGTGACAACAGCTCAGGGGCAATGTACGCAGCACCGCAGAAAATTGCCGGCGCCATCAGCGCGAAAGTCACCCCGAGCTCGACAACCGAAACGCTCTATGCTGATGACGGCGCGGCAGAAACAGCAACGGCCCTGGGGGAGATTGCCGTTGAGCTCAACGTGAAAGATCTGACGCTGCAGCAGCTGGCGGATCTTCTCGGGCGGACTGTGGTGAATGGCATAATGGTAAGTAAGGATACGGACACGGCCCCGTATGTCGCCATCGGGTTCCGTTCGATCAAATCGAACGGGAAGTTTCGATATAAATGGCTGTTCAAAGGACGCTTCAGCCTGCCGGCCGAGGAATATAAGACGCAAGGAGACAAGCCTGAATTCCAGACTCCAGTGATCAGTGGCGTCTTCGTCAAACGGGAGTTTGATGGATGGTGGGAAGTAACCGGCGATGAAGATGAGCCAGGCTTTAGGCTGGGCGATACCTGGTTCAACAAAGTATTTGAGGCCGGAGATTCGGACGGTTCGGCGCTGCCGGTATTTGTATCTGCCAACCAGGTAGTCTTTCAATAAGAAAAAAGGATGGTGTAATAATCATGCCAGCACACAGCAAGTCATTGTATCGTGACGGGGCGCAGCTGCCTACGCCACAGTACTTCAACCCTGTAACCGATTCGTATGAGCCACTTCATGGGGCCAATGGTGCCTCGGACGTCAACGTGAAGGGAAGCTCGGCGATTAAAGATGGGGTCCTTTCGGTCACAGCTCCTGGAGTGAGAGTTCAACTGCCAAACATTCCATGTCGGGAAGTCACGGTTATCGCAAGGAAAAACAACACGGGCACGATCTATGTTGGCTCCGAAACTGTCTCGGCAAGCTCTTTCGCTGCCGAACTGGATAAGAAGGATGCGATCACGCTGCCGGTAAGCAATGCGAGTATGCTTTGGATTGATGCTTCCGTAGCTGGAGAGGGGATCTCATATGTCGCGCTTTAAGCCTTGGCCGGGTACGACTGCGAGTCCGGGGGGAGGTACGGGCACCGGATCTCTTCCCCGAAGTTACGAAGGAATCGAAGTGGTTTGGTGGGGCAACTCCATCATCGAGGGGCAAGGATTGACGGACCTGCAAAAGTTTCAAACGCAGCTTGCCAAATTGAATGGGATGGTCAACCGAATCTACGGCTATCCCGGCAAACCGTGGGGATATAAAGGGACTGGTCCCGACGATACGATCTACTCGAACAGGGCGCTCCTGCCGGAAACGGCTAAGCTCTACGCGATGTATGGGGGTGGCAACGACAACCGGTTAAATATCCCGCGGGGCAACGTGGATGACATGGTAAACACCACTTTTGCGGGCGCAATCAACCTGGGCATCGTTTATATCAAAACCAATATGCCCGGGGCGAAGATCGTCCTGATTACATCCCTGCAACGCAATGGTGGAGACGATGGGACAGGGAAGCCCATCACCGGCACAACATTAAACGATTTGAAACTGAGCCTGATCGATTACAACAATATGATTTTGGCGATCGGTCAGAAGCACGATATTCCGGTATGGGATCTGTACAACTGCGGGATCAATAATGCGAGCATCCCGAAATATATGCAGTCGGATGGGGTTCATTTAAATGCTCAGGGAGCGGCTAAAGTGGCGCTGTGTGGGTACGGGTTCTTCGAGACCATCGATTTGTCGATCGCTTCACCGCCGGCTGATACAACGGCGCCAACAGTGCCAGGGAAACCGACATTGACGAGCAAAACTCATAACAGCGTTGCGATTGCTTGGGCAGCGTCTTCCGATGCAGTGGGAGTTACTGGCTACATCGTAACGGGCGGGCCAAGTCCGGTGAATGTAACAGGAACTTCAGCGACCATTCCAGGACTGAATCCGGAAACCAACTATACGCTTTCCGTCAAAGCAAAGGATGCAGCGGGGAATGTATCTGCAGCTTCTGAGGCTCTGACGGTAACCACCGATGCAGCGCCTACGGGCGGCGGTGGTACAACGGTAACGACGTACTATGAAAACACCTTTACCGGTACCGACGGATCCGCAAATGGGCAAGTCGCAGAAAGCGGTCAGGCTACCAACACCGCAACCGCAGTAACCCCGGATAACTGGGTGATTTCGGGTAACCGGATGAAATATTCGGGAACGACGGGGGACCGGATTATCATGTCCACTTCCGCAACCGGTGGAGACTATACAACAGAAGCCCAGATCTACCCTGCGGGGGGGAAAGCCGGTGTGGTTTTCCGGGCAAAAGATGGAACGGAGTATATGTGGGTTCGGTTTGATCAGGCAGGCAATGCCGGAGAAGAAATCAAGATGTTTAAGAAGCACGAATCGACGGGAGCAAATACGCAGATCGCCGCAGGCCCGGCAAAGATCAACACGACGGGGTCAAATATCGTGAAGATTGCTTGCGCAGCGAACAACGTCAAAGTCTTTGTAGATGGCAACCAGGCAATCAACTATACCCTGACAGCGGCAGAACAGGCCAAGTACGGCGATAATACGGGAGTCGGACTGTATGCCGGCGGTGAGAACGCCTCTACATGGGAGTACCTTAAATCATATTCGAACTAATGCATCGATGAGTGGGGCGCGCCGGCGCCCCTATTTTTATTGAGAGGGGCACATATATGAAGCTTGAGCTAAGAGTTGGCGAAGAAACAAAGACGTTCACGGTCCCTTTTGTGAGTGGCCGGATGCTCCGGAAAACGCTCGAAATCTCCAAGAACACAAATTTCAGTAGCGTTACGGTGGAAGTGCTCGATGAGCTTGTCCTGTTCGTCGTCGACCTCTTTAAAAATCAGTTTACAGTGGATGAATTCTATGACGGCATCGAAGCTCACAAGCTGCTTCAAACCGTGATGGACTGCATCCATCAAGTCACCGGCCAAGCCGCAAAAGCACTGGAGCCTCTGAGCGACCCAAACGCATAGAAGGGGACAGAGAAGACCCCACCGACACGATCAAAGAGGTATACATCTCTCTCTTAGATAGCGGATGGACCCTTGAATCGATCGACAGCATGGATATCATTCACTATTTCGAGCTGCTTGCTTACAGGGTGAAGCCGAAAGAAGCCCCTATGGTTTACATCGATCACATCTTCTAGCCGAGGGGAGGTGAGGAAACAACATGGCAGAGGAAGAAGCCGGCAGTGTAGTCGTCAAGGTCGGGATGGACGGCACCGGATTTCAAAACGGCATAAGCAACATCAACCGGCAGCTGAGGCTTGTACAGAGTGAGTTCGCCGCGGCCAGCGCCAAGCTCGGGGACTTCGGGAACAGCGCGGAAGGGCTGAAGCTGCAGTCCGACGCGTTGTCCAAGCAGATGAGCCTGCAGCAGCAGAAGGTCGACGCCCTGCAGAAGGCCTATGAGAAAGCAGCCGAGAGCAAAGGAAAGGACGCCAAAGCCACCCAGGAGCTTGAGATCAAGCTCAACAAGGCCAAGGAAGAGCTGGCGAAGACTGAGAAGAAGCTCGAATCGGTCAACGAGGAGATCGAAAAGCAGAATAACCGCTGGAACAAGCTGTCTAATACGCTCAATGATATCAGGGACCGATTTCAGGCGGTCGGAGATCAGTTGTCCGGCATTGGCGGCATGCTCAGTGCCACACTGACCATGGCCCTCGCCGGCATAGGTATCGGGGCGATCGGCGCAGCGTCCGATGTAGACAAAAGCGCAGGGAAAATGCAGGCAAGCCTGGGGTTGACGGCTGAGGAGGCTGATAAGCTCAGTGCGACGGCCCAAAACCTGTGGAGGGATGCCTTCGGGGAGAGCATGGAAGATGTGACTCAGGGACTCATCACCGTCAAACAGAACATGCAGGGGCTTGATGACGGCAGTCTTGAGAAGGTTACAAAGGATGCCTTCACCTTAAGGGACGCGTTCGGCGCTGAGGTCAATGAGACCACTCGAACAGCAGCCGTCCTGATGAAAAACTTCGGGATCGACGGTTCCACGGCGATGGACCTGATCACTGTTGGGTTCCAAAAAGGCGGAAACTTTAGCGACGAGCTGCTGGATACGATACGCGAATATGCTCCGCAGTTTAGGGCAATGGGCATCGGTGCTGAAGACATGCTCGGTATCCTGATCAAAGGAGCAGAAACCGGAGCTTTCAACCTTGATAAAGTCGGTGACGCACTGAAAGAATTCAACATTCGAGCGAAGGATGGAAGTGAGCTGACCTCTCAGGCATTCTCTGCTTTAGGGTTTAATGCGGATGAGATGAGCGCCAAATTTGCCGCAGGCGGGGAGACAGGGAAGACGGCATTCCAGGCCGTCACCGTGGCTTTGGCCGGCTTGCAGGACCCCTTAAAGCGTAACGCGATCGGTGTTGCGCTTTTTGGCACGCAGTGGGAGGACCTCGAGTCAAAAGTCGTCACTTCCATGGCCACAGGGATCGGATCCGTAACGGGATTCCAGGGGGCGACCCAGCGGGCAGGGGATGCCCTTAGGGATAACCTCGGGGTCAGGGCAACCAAGGTATGGAGGGAGTTCCAGACAGCCCTGCAGCCTCTGGGGGAGATGATGATCGGCCTGGCCGAGGACATCCTTCCGCAGGTCAGCGCGGCGGTGCAGTCTCTGACACAATGGTTTTCCAACCTGTCCCCGGGCGGTCAAAAGCTTACGGTTGTACTCGCAGCGATCGCAGCCGCAGCTGGACCCGTACTAATGATCGTTGCTCAGCTGGTAGGGGCAGTTAGTACCCTGACTGGTGCCTTTTCTGCAGCTTCTGGGGCGATTGCTGCCGCCGGTGGAGTAATGGCCGTGATTACTGGTCCGATTGGCATAACCATCGCCTCGATTGCCTCCTTGGCCGCAGGCGCCTATCTGGTCGTGAAAAACTGGGACCAAATCAAATTGTTCTTCTCGAGTCTCGGATCCTGGCTATCATCGGTCTTCAGTAACCTCGTCAACACGGTCACCACATACGGCCAGTTCATCATGGCCGGCCTGATGGCGGGAATCAACAGCAAGCTGCAGCCGGTCATCAACATGATTACGGCCGTGGCTAATGGTATCACGGGCGCCTTCCGGCGGATCATGGGTATCCACTCTCCATCAAAGGTGATGGAGGAATACGGCCAATACATCGATGAGGGGCTAGTACAGGGCATGGCCTCCGGGCAGGACTCGGTGCTCGAGCAAACCCAGAGCATTGCCGATGGCATAAAGCAGACGATGGAGAAAAACATCGGTATGCTGAACAAGCTCGGTGAGGCGATCGTCGGAGCTCTCCGTAAGCAGTACGAGGAAATGGAGAGCATCCAAACCGCGGCGCTGGACAATCAGCTTGAGAATGAAAAGAAAGCCTCGGACGAGCGGCAAAAGGTCTACGACAAGGAGTACGCTGAGAAGCTGAAGCTCATTGACGAAGAGACCTACAACAAGGTCAAGGCCGTTCAGGACCAGATCGACAGCATCGACAGCCAGACAAGCAATGAGGAGAAAGCCTTAAAGGCCCGGGAGCAGCAGACACGGCTCCCCGAGCTGCAGAAAAAGATCGCGGCAGCCGAGACAGCCGAGGAACGGGCTCGCCTGCAGGAAGAACTGAGCAGCACCATCGCCAAGTATGAACGGGAGCAGCTGCTCGAGCAGCGGAACAACCAGAAGGAAGCCCTGAAGAAACAAATCGAGGGGCTGAAGGAAGCATCCGCCGAGCAGAAGGAGCTGCTGAAAGCCGATCTGGACAGAAAAAAGGAGCAGGAAAAGCTGCGGGCCTCGCAGGTGGAAGAGTCGCTGAAGGCGGAAAAGGATGCAGTCAAAAAGCACTTTGACGAGTTAACGACACAAGAAAACCTGCAGATGGAAGCCCGCAAGCTGGTGGTCGATAAGAACAATCAGGAAATCGTCGACTTGCTTCAGAAATATAATCCGAGCTGGCAGAATGCGGGCCAATCCTTTGCTGACAGCCTGATCAACGGACTCAACTCGGAGAAGCAGAGCATTGCCGATGCCGTTGGCAAAACCATCGATCTGCAGCCCATGGTGCAGAAGCAGATGAGTGTACTGGATGAGCTTCAGAAGAAAATTGCCAGCCTGCAGCAGGCCGACAAAGCGGAAGCCGGCGCAGGAGGTGCTGAAGAATCCCCATTCCCCGACTCAGGCGGCTTTGCGGGCGGCGGCGGTGGGGATATTGGTGGTCTTGGTGCGGCCGCGGACAACACCTCGGCCAAGCTTGAGGGACTGATGCAAACCACCGCCACCCTACAGCAGGATCTTACGGGCAACTTCGTCCCTTCCGTGCAGGGCATCAGCGGGGTATGGAATGAAGTCATGACCTCCTCGAGTAATGTGTGGGGGCAGATTGCGGGCTATCTCACTCAGACATGGGCGGGCATCGCCGGCCAAGCTCAGCAGGTGTGGTCAGGGATCACCGGCTTCTTCACATCCTCGTGGAACTCATTTTTGTCCGTCGCCACCTCAGTGAGCAATGGAATCCACACGGGTGTGACTGACACCTGGAACCATATTTCTGCTCACATTAATTCGGTTGTGTCCGAGATCGTCGGCACTGTGATGACGATCTTCGGGGGGATGAGCGGAGGCATTTCGTCGGTGTTCAGTGGTATTGAATCGATCATCTCGGGCAGCTGGACTGTCATTAAAAACGTGACTCTCGGTTCGATCCTCTTGCTGCTGGACCTGGTCACCTTCAATTTTACCGAACTGGCCACTCATGCCGGGCAGATTTGGGAGAACCTCAGAACGGCCTTTCGGCTGACTTGGGACGGCATCCAGCAGGTCTTTACCGGCTCTCTGGAAACACTCAAAGGCGGCTTGGCTGCTTCCTGGGGGCTGATGAAAGCGGACCTGGTACAGAGTTGGAATGAGGCGGAGGCTTATCTTTCCACGCTGTGGGTCAATGTCACTGCCCAAGCCAGTACGGGCTGGACGGACTTCAAAACGTCAGTAACCAAGCTGGTGGAGGAGACGATCAGCAGCACCCGGACCAAGTGGGATGAACTTCTGACCTGGTTTGGAGAGCTTCCCGAGAAGCTCAAAGGGTATGCTGAAAGCATGTTCCGGTCCATGCGCGATGGATTCAACAACACGGTGAACGAGGTAACGAATGCCGTCAGAACGGGTCTGGACGGAGCCTTTGATTTTATTAAGAAGCTGCCGGAGGAGGCCCTGCAGTGGGGCGTGTATATCATCGAGGGGTTGATTAAAGGCATCCGATCAGCAATCGGGTCCGTTAAAGCCGCGATGGACAGCGTAGCAAGCACCGTGAAGGGCAGCATTACCGGCGCATTAGGCATCCGGTCGCCTTCCCGGGTGATGATGGAATACGGCGGATTCACAACGGAGGGCTTTGCCCTTGGGATGAAGGGCGGACTGAGCCGTGTGGCCAGTGCAGCACGAACGATCGCCAGCGCGGCTTTTCCTAAGGTGGAGCTGCCGAATATGGCGGCGCCAGCGGTCAGAACTGCCACGCCAGCGGCCACTTCGGGCGGTTTTGTGCAGAACATTACCATCAACTCTCCGCAGCCTCTTTCTCCGGCTGAAACGGCACGGCTGAACCTGCGGGCAAGCCGGCAGCTTGCGATGGGATGGGGGTTGGATGGTGCGTAAGATCACCTTTACCAACGCGAACAAAGAGCGTATCGAGCTTCAGAGTACCGGCCCATATTTCCTGACCAAGCTCGAAGGAGTGGCAGCAGTCCGCACAACGGTGCAGCTCAACAAATCACCTTTCCAAGACGGTCAGACCTACCTTGGCAACACCCTTGATGTTCGTGAGATATCGATCGAGGGCTCCATTGTGCCGGGAGCAGTGACGTTAGAGGAGAGGCGTCGGACTTTAATGCGGGTTCTCAACCCAAAGCTTGGCCTGGGGATCGTCCGGTATGAAGATGCAGGCGGGGCCAAGGAGATCCGGGCAATCGCAGAGGAATCTCCAGTATTCCCAGATAAACAGCACGGGGTCTATCAGAAGTTTCTGATTTCCTTCCTGTGTCCGGATCCGGCTTTTTATGATCCGAGGATTCAAAAGGTAAACCTGGCCTCCTTTACTGGCGGCATCTCCTTTCCGTTTAGTTTCCCGATCAGCTTTGGGCGCGTCGGCCAGTTCATTACACTCAACAATCGCGGCGACCTGGACGCCCCGGTCTTTATCACTTTTCTCGGGCCGTTGAAGAACCCTGTGCTTGAGAACAAGACCACGGGCCAGATGATCAAGCTGGTGCAGGAAATCCCAGAAGGGCATCGGTTAGAAATCAATACAGCATTCGGCCAGAAGACGGTGACCAAGATTGCCGAGGATGGCACCCGGTCCAATGCGTTTCACTGGGTGGCGCCGGAGTCTGAATTTTGGGGTCTGGTACCCGGAGAGAACGAGATCTCCTATCAGGCAACAGAGGAGTCGAAGTTTGGCGCTGTGACGTTGGAATATCAGCCGCGATACTTGGGGGTATAGCAGTGAACAAATATCCTGTTCTTATCTTCGATCCGGAGCTGCGTTATCTCGCCCAGATCGACAACTACGAATACCTGCAGTGGACTAGACGCTGGCGTAACCCCCACACCTGGGAGCTCCAGATCAACCGAAATAAAACAAACGCCCAGTTCCTCCAGGCTGATAACTTCATTGCCGTAAAACGGGGGGGCAAGTGGCGTGCCGGTATCATCGCGCACAGGGAGCTTCCGCTGACACAGGAAGGTAAACTCTCAGAAACCTGGACGGTAAAAGGCCGTGACTTCTCCGGGGTATTCCTAGAACGATTGGCTTTGCACATGACGGATACGGGCAGCGGTTATGATGATCAGAGAGGCATCGCGGAGCAGGTGATGAGGCATTACGTGAAGGTGAATTGCATTGAACCGAGTAATCCTGACAGGGTTATTCCCTTTCTACAGCTTGGATTGAACTATGCCCGGGGGCAAACGGTAGAAATGCGAGCTCGGTTCCAAACGGTTGCCGCCTTGCTAGAGAACCTTTCCTTTGCTTCTGGGCTGGGTTACGAAACCTTGTTTGACCTAGAGTCCACCTCGTTTTCGTTTAACGTCCTCTCGGGCCGTAACCTGACGCCAGACCAGACAGAGCATCCGCCGGTGATCTTCTCCCCGGAGTTCGATAATGTCGAGAGCATGGCTTTCCGTCACAGCATCCTGGATTCCAAGAACGTGGCGATCGTCGGCGGCAAAGGGGAGGCCCAGGATCGGCTGGTAGTCTCGGTAGCAAACGGCTCTCCCAAAGGTCTGCGGCGAAGAGAAGTGTTCATAGATGCACGCGACCTGGAGACCGCAGAACAGCTGCTGCAGCGTGGAAATGAGCGCCTGGCCGAATACGGGGAGGAGCTCGTCATGGAGTTCCAGCACCTGCCGTGGGGGCCGTTTAAGTACGGTGTCGATTTTGATCTTGGTGATATTGTCCATGCACGGTACCCGGGCGTTGGAAGCACAGAATCCCGGATTGTAGGTGTGGTCGAAGAGCTTACGCCGGATAGGGGAGAGGCGATCAGGCTGGTGGTAGGCAAGGAGTGGCCGGACCTTGTCAGCGTACTGAAAGCAGATCGAAGAAATTTGGAGACGGAGGTGAGAAGGTAGCATGACCGAACAGTATCGTTTTTTTGGAAGTACCCTTGAAGATAAGCGTGAATACAATCAACTGGAATTTGCAGAGGTATTCGATCGTTTCTTTGCGACAGGTATCTTTGGAAAGATTGGCGGAGAACTGAAGGTGCTGGAGACGGATCCGCAAAGGCTTGCCATCCGGGTGAGCACAGGACAGGCATGGATGCGAGGGTACTGGTACAGTAATGATAGTTTAAAGGAAATCGATTTGCCGGTGGCACACCCTGAGTTTCCAGCGATTCATCGCATAGTAGTGAGGCTGGATACACTCAATAAGCGAGACATCACTGCGGTTGTAAAAGCCGGCACTCCCCAGGTCACTCCGGCGCCTCCTGCGCTGGAACAAAACGACCAGTACTGGGAAATTGGTCTTGCGACTGTGTATGTGGCCCCAGGGGCAACCAAGGTGGATGCCACCAATATAACGGATACTAGGTTCAGTGGAGGAAGCGGAAAGGCTGTACCGCATGATTTTCTGGAAATTCAAGCTATCGCTAATTCAAGCCTCCCAATCAACGGCAGCCGGCCGATGATCGGGGAATTGCGAACCGCAGTCGGAACAGCTTCCGGAGGAAAGGTACACCATCATCTACGCAATGAACATGATGTCTCCCGGATCGGAATCGGACTCGATGGGCCTGAGAGCGGAACGGATCTAGAAGGCTCCTCGTTCACGGTATGGGCCTATCGTAATGACGGTCAATATCATAAGACCCTGATGCAAATTCGTCGGGATGGCACGGCCTGGATCGATGGAAAACGAGTTCTCCTTGCGGATTCAGGCGGAGATATTTATGCTGCCACAATTAAAAATTCGAACATTAATGACTCGACCATCAACAACCCAAGGCTCCTTTGGGATCGTGATTCGGACTATGCCAGATTGGAATTTGTTGATGAGGGCGCCAACAAGGATATTCTCACCTTGGCTGTAGGTGATGACGCACAAGGATCGGATACAACCATCGAAGATTTTTTTCGAATCAAATTTGGTGAGCAGACGGTGGCCAGGTTTCGCAGTGAGTCTCTGACTGTAGGAGAGCCAGGCAGCGGAGTGGAACTTTACCGGAACGGGGACATCTGGCAGCGCGGGACCCGAATGGCCCCCACCAGAGTAAATAACGGAATCCTAGAATTTTGGGACGGGGATTGGAGGCCTGCTGGAGGAGTGAAAAACGTACAACGTGGAGTTGCTAAGCTTATTGGTAATGGAACGCCTACACTCAACGTAGGCATCTCTGCAGTGAACATGAGTAAGGCGCTTTTGATTACTTCTGCTAACGGTAATGTTTCTACTACCGATAGCGATTCAAATGTTCGCGGAACTTTAACTAGCCCGACCAATATCGAACTGTGCGCAAGTTATATTTACAGCACGGGCGGCGGAACGGCTAATGTAGAAGTATCCTGGCAAGTTGTCGAATACTACTAAGGAGTGTTGGTAAAATGACAAACAGAATTTATGCACAGATTCAGGACGGAAAAGTTGTGGCAATTTCGGAGCTTGCTGCGGATCTGGTCCCAATCGATACGAACGACTCCAGACTTCTGGGAACTGCCTACACCGGCTCTGCGCCGGTCAAGGTACCAACCTCGAGTTTCACGGGACTCTCTGTCTATGTGGCATCCGATAAAACAGAAATTTCAGCCGATGGCGTAGACGCCGCCAACATTACTCTAACCGTGAAGACATGGGACGGACAAAATAGCGAATACTCCGGTAAGGTGGGTCTCAATATCGGCAGCACTAAGTTGACTCTGGATCTTGTGAACGGCGAAGCATCTTATTCATTCAAAACCAGCACACCGGGTATATACAGTATCCAGACCTCTGGATCAGCTTTTACTTCACACGGTAAAAGCAAAGTCGAAGCTGTCTAATTATGAGACTAAAAGCCGGTCTTACACTGGCTTGAAAGGAGCAGGAATATGACCGAGCTGATTAGCGGTGAAGCACTACATCGAATTGGACAACTAGAAGATCGACAGCGGGAGATGGAAGAGATGATGAAGGGTATGGGCGGGGAGATTCTTCGGATCAACACAGAGACATTAAAGCATCAGCAACTGTTACGGATCCTTGAAGAAACAGACCGGCGGCAACAGGAAGATATCCGTATTCTGACGGCAACGCAGGAGGCAATCAAGGCATCAGTTAATATGCTTGTTACCGAGTTCAGCAACTTTAAATCGGATGTATTCGCATTATTGAGGCAAGGGCTCACCGATGGATCAACGGAAAGGAAATCAAACCAAAAAGAAACCTTTCGCTTCATTTTGCTTGTTTTGGCGGGGACGATCTTTTTAATCGTATCCAATATTTTTAAATGACATGGAGGTGAGGTACTCATTGAGCAATCAAACTATCGACATAAGACAAAAATTCATCCCGATCGAGAGCCCTAACCGTCCAGGACGTCGGCGCAAAGCGCAAGGCGTCCTTTTTCATACCACAAATAACTGGAAGGACGGTGCTGGCGATGAGATGCACGGGGAATACATGGCAACGGTTAAGGACCGGGTGGTGAGCTGGCATGTAACGGTGGATAAGGACAGCGCCACACAGCATATCCCCTTTGACGAGAACGCCTTTCATGCCGGTGACGGCAACGGGGTGTATAACACCTATTGGATTGGGGTGGAGATCGCCTGCGAGGCTGTCGAGCCCGGAGAGCCTCTGGATTTGGCCACCTATCGTAATGCGGTCGATGTGGTTGCACAGATCATGCTGCAACAGGGATTCAAATCATGGGAGCAGTTGCAGCCTCACAAGGTGGTTTACGGTAAAGATTGCCCGCATCATACGTTATTTGATCATAACAGATTCAAAAGAGACGTGTTTGAAAGGATGGGGATAAAATTGCTTCCTGGGGTCGTGAAGGAACGGATTTATTCTATGAACGGCGTGCTTAAGCGTTGCGATGGGGACTACAAAATCAAGGCGACGGATGTTCGGTACCTGAAACTAGATGGAAAGAGGCTGCGCTTTAAGTTTGTGGCTCGCACAGGGACAAAAGTATCGGAGCTGCTTGCGGAATACGAGGCCGACTTTGCTACGAATGCCCCGTATTTCTGGGACGGTAAAGTGCTTGGGGATGCAGTAGCCGAGGGGCAGGTCATCGCCCAGGCATACGGCAAGATGCTCACTTGGCATGAGTTTGGGGTTAAAGGAGGTCGGCCACAGATCGGGCAGCTGGATCCGACTGTGCAATGGGATGTGCTGGTGCAAGGGGCACCGCTGCTTATCGAGGCCGGCAATATTTGCTGGGATTATTACCGAATAAAACAACAGGTCCCGGATGATGTTGGTACAAGCCGGGCACAGCGAACAGTGTATGGTATCGATGCATCGGGCGATTTGCATATTGCCGTAGCGGATGGTCGGACGAAGTTCGATCAGGGCCTGACGTTGGAAGAGGCCGCGCTCTATATGCAGTCCAAGGGCTGCATCTGGGCGCTGAACTTCGATGGCGGCGGCTCCAGCGTATTGGCCCAGAAGGGCAAGGGCAGCCTGGGTCAGAACCAGGGGGCCGGGGAGCGCGTGGTGAACCATGCTCTGCTGATCTGGATCGTGGAGCACGAGCCGATCACGCCGCCGGCAGCCTCTGGTGATGACTGGAAGCAAAGATCGGTCGACTGGCTGAAAGAAGCGGGCGGTATTGAAGATGATCATTCGCCCGATGAACCGGTGAACTTCGCCGTGATGGCTACAGTAATCAAAAACTTAATTAAAAAGGGAGCGATTTAATCATGATCATGGAAATCATTCAACCTCATATCACTGAAATTGCCCAGTCCGTTCTTACCATTGCCGCATTGATTGCACTTGCGGGCCTCCGGCAAGTCAAAAAGAAGGCTCTGGAGCTGTACAAAGCACAGACTACTGATGCACAGCGTGAGGTACTTAATAAAGTCGGCACAGAGGCATTTGCTCACGCCGAAACGCTGTACAAGGGAATGGGCGGGGATGCCAAGCTGGACGCAGCCTATCAGTATGCATCCAAGATGCTTGGGGAACTGGGTATCAATCTCTCCGTGGACGAGATTAAGGCGTCGATCCATACAGCTTGGCTGGATTACAATGCCAAGGTTCAGCCCGCCAAACTGACCGACTCCGGCACTAGCAGCGATCAAAAGGTGATCTAACGCAAAGTCCCCCACTGGCTACGGCTGGTGGGGGATTTTTTCGTGTGTAATAAATTAAATGTTACACCGATAAATAAAGGAGCAATGTGGAAAACTATTCTAATCAGGAGGCGATGATATGGACAAGAATGTCAAAGTGGGCGACATGGTAGAGGTAGTGTATGAATTGGCGTCACCAAGAGGGACTAAGGAAGAGGTAGCAAAAGGAGTAATCGAACAAATTACCGATCAGTCAGTAACCATCAGCAATGATGAGTCCTATACCTTTATGACGTGGGAAAAAGTTAAATTCATACGAGCAGTATAAACGAGAAACCTCCTGTGATCAGGGGGGGGGGGTCTCTTTAGGGAGGGGGGAGAGAGTAACCGGAGCAGCTGTCGTAGCGATCTGCTCTTAGGTTAAGCACTATCGTATCCCGTTAGCCCTAAAATAGAGCTGGAGACGGGAACGTTCTATTCTTTATGTTATGTACTAATGACGAAATAATTCAGTTGGGTTTCTGCTTCGAATACTCGACCGATTCGCTACCTTCTCTAATCCTATGTATCTCTTCTCGAATCCGCAGTTGCTTTTGGAGCTGCTCCTCAAGCTTAGTAATGCCCTCCTGAATAGTGTCTCGTTGTTTTCTCATGGTTTTAAGATCGTTTAGGATTTTCTCTAATTCTCGCTCCATCCCAGTATCGCTCCTTACAATTGTCCTTATAACGATTCTTAAGCAAAATAAACACCTAATAAACACCTAATAAACACCTAATGAAACAGGGGATATAAATTTCCCTCATACTTCGTTCAAAAGAAAATAAAGAGCAGCTGCGGCAATGAACAGCCCCCCGTCAAGTAGACAGTACAAAAAATAAAAATCTTAAGCGGCCTTGGTCCTGTATTCCATTGGACTGAGGCCGTTTAGTTTTGCTTGTAATCGTTCGTTATTGTAAAAATCGATGTAAGCCAGAATGTCTCTCTCAAGCTCCTCAAAGGTTTGGTAAGTGTGTAGATAATACTTCTCGCATTTTAAGGTCCCCCAGAAGGATTCCATCGGCCCGTTATCGATACACCGCCCAACCCGGGACATACTTTGAGTCAGTTCGTTATCGTCCAAAAGCTTTTTGAAGTCAAGTGAAGTGTATTGAAATCCTCTGTCACTATGAAGCATTGGTTTGCTTCCTGGAGCTGCTTGCAAGGCTTGCTTCAACGTCTCGAAAACAAGTGGGTTGTTGTTGGAATGCCCCACTACTCTGGAGACGATGGATTTATCATGAAGATCGAGAATCGCGCTTAAATACGCTTTCTGACCGTTGCCGTATTTAAATTCTGTTACATCCGTTACCCATTTCTCATTGGGTTCAGCTGCTTGGAAATTACGATTCAGCACATTCTCGGCCACGTGCTGGGGAGTAGAATGAGGGTATTTCTTTCTCTTCCTGCGGATGACCGACTGGATTCCCTTGACTTTCATCAGCCGGTACACGCGTTTATGGTTAATCGTCTGTCCGGTTTCCTTGCGCATGTGGAGTGTTAATTGGCGGTACCCAAAGGTTTTCTCTACTTTTTCATATATGGACATCATCAT